GAGTTTGACCTAAACGGTAGACAAGGTGTGCCTGGTGACGGTGAATTTATTTTAAGTTTGAGTAGGTTCTTACCTGATTTTAAAAGAATAAGTGGTAATGCAAAAGTGACAATATTTCTTAATGCTTTTCCTCAAGGATCTACAGCAGCTTCTAGTCCTTTAGGTCCCTTTACTATAACTTCAAGCACATCTAAGATAGACACAAGAGCAAGAGCTAGACTTGCTGCTGTTCAAATAGAAAATGAAAACGTTGATGAGAGTTGGAGATATGGTTCTTTTAGATTTGATATAAGACCAGATGGTAGAAGATAATGGCAAAAATTACAATACAAATTCCAGAACCTAAATCAGAATATTCACAAGAAGATCAAAGACAAATACTTCAAGCGTTTAGAACACTTCAATCTCAGTTGAATTTTTCATATGAGAATGATATAAAAAATCAAGCAGACGCATTTAACTATTTTTTATCATGACAATACAATATAAAAATCAAGGATATAAACAAGCAAGCACAGGAAAAACAACTGTGCTTACATGTCCAACGAATGCAACAATTATAATTAAAAGTATTTATTGTGCAAACAATGACGCCTCATCAGCTATCCTTGTGAATATGAATTTGGTAGACTCTTCTGACTCTGGTGCAGAATATGAATTTTTTAGAGACGATGTAGCAGCAAAGTCTCAAGTTAACGCGGCTCCACAAGGTTTAAATTTAGAGGCAGGTGATTCAGTAACGGTAGCAGCAGCATCAGGAAGTAACAAAATTCAAGGCGCAATAAGCTATGCACAAATAGATAGATCACAAGAAAATGGCTAAACACCTTTTATTTTCTGAGTCTATTTCAATAAATTTTATTAACAATCCAAATCTTAAAAGTTATCTTTTATCTTCCTTAGCTCAAGATAAATCTAATAACAAAAATATTACTATATCTAATAGAGGAGGTTATCACTCTAGTAATTTACTAGATGAAACCATAAACAAAATGTTATTACCTCATATAGTCGAAGCAATGTGCGATTTTACAGACAAAAATTTTAATATAGATATTTTAAATTTATGGATTATGGAAAATAAACAACATGATTATAATACACCACATCTACATGAATATAGTGCCTTTTCAGGTATTTTTTATTTAGAGACACCGGAGGATTCTGGTGATTTAGTTTTCGATAGAAATGACAAAGGCCATACTATGCAGGGTTATTCTAACTATTTTGAAAATACAGATACAATAGATAGAGGTTGTATTAAACCTAAAGAAAATATGTTATTAATATTTCCATCACATTTAACACATTATGTTGAGAAAAATAAAAACACTAAATCAAGGATATCTGCCTCCTTCAACTTTAATTTAAAATAATGGCTAAGAAAAAAGGATTATTTGGAGTAAATAACTATCACAAAAGAACACCAAAAAAGCGCCCTGGTAGAATAAGAAAGAAATACGGACCACGTGCCTGTAAAAGAAAAAAATCTCGTGGACAGGGACGTTAGTTTAGTATAAAAATTTTTTTATGACTGTTTATCAAAAAATTAAATGTCAGACTAAAACAATTTACCGTAGTAAGAGCACTGGAGATAAATATGAAACTCAAGAAGCTTTTTTAAAAAAACATAAGAAAGAAGACCTAGCAACTGACATTGTAGTAGAGGTTCCAGATTTACCTATATTTAGTAAAACTCAAAAGAATGATACTTAATCAAGTAGACAATTTTTTTGAAAGAATAGATATAATTTACTCAGAGATTAAAAAAATTAAAATGTATTCTGTTGAAAATCATCCGCAATATCAAAATGTAAATACATCAAAATGGCCAGGATTTAGAAGTTTGGAATTAGGAGACTGTAATCCGATATTTAAATACCTTTGTGTAAAATTTTTTTTCTTGCACAATCTCGTTACACAAGATTCATCAGTAGATATTTATGCACATGAAAGATTAAAAAATAATCAAGATAATGATTTTATTCACAGAGATACATCTACTAAATATACTATATTAATTTATGTTAGTCCTACTAATTTAGATAGTGGCACTAAATTTTTTAATGAAAACGATCAAATAATAAATGATATAAAATTTGTA